TCGACCGGCGCGGTGGCCGGGTGCTGGTTATTTTGCTTTTTGTGCATCAGACGCGTCAATCAACTCTTCAATAGTTAACTTAGGTTTGAAACGGTCTAAAGTTGCCATGAATTGATCTTTTGCGCCATCTGGAGTTACCCGTAATAACATCGTGAGCTCCCCAAGGTGCCGGGTTAAATCATTATATCCCGCGTTACCGGTAAGCCACTGGTGCATTTTCCCGCCTCGCTTCTTCTTCAAGTCCTGCAATTGAGAGCGGACCCCTGGCGCAAGCCTGTCGTACACAATATCTCTAATAACGTGAGCAAAAACGGGTGGATATGCCCCGGGCTTTTCTGGCATCGCGTAACCCCAAACTCTGCATAATTCCTCAAAGAAGTCGAGCTGGAAAGTCTTTAGCCATGGGCGCATTTCTTTTGATACAAATTTTTCAAGAATTGCTGCCAGCGCATCCCTCTTTCGATCTCGCTGGTACCCGGTGACTTCATCAATCAGCGCAACAATGCCCACGCGCGCGAACCCACGCATTAAAATTTCAGCTTGTGCAGCGATGTGCTGCTGCTGTGACTGAAGCTTATTTTCTTTTCTAGCAGCCAAAATCGCATCGCAAATATCCGCTAAAATAGTAGCTGGATATGCCATGCCGACAACGTTGCTTGAAGGATATTTGAATTTTATTGGGTTTTGGAGCTGATGAACTAACTCATTGTTAATATAGGGCAATATTCTTTCGCTAGTAACCATATTAACGAGTCGCGCTGACGCGCTTGAGGGGTGAAATCCCAACCCAACCCCAGCGCCGCCTGCTGTGATTACTCGCGTTTTATCTGCGTCATCTAATACGTAGCATTCTAATTTAACCCCCCCAATTTCCAGCGGCGTATCAGGGGAGCCATAAAAAACCTCAGGCAGAGATGCCAACTCCCTCCTTACAGCTGTGGCTTTCTGGGATGCAGCTTTTCGTTCTTCAGGGGTTCTTTTTTCTGCAAGGGCCTTCCCGCCTTTCGCTTTTCCGGTTGGCTCGTTTCCATCATGGCTTTCTATCATATTAGTCATTTTATTTGCTCGCGTTGTGAATGTTCGAGCATTTAACCATATGCGCGTTATAACGCGCAAATTAAATTTTTGCGAGAAAAAAAGGCCGAATTTGTGCGACCTCTTATATTTGATTGATGCCTACCAGCTATGCGCCGACCAGAGCACCTTGCCGATCAGACCAGCCGCATCTTCGTCTCTACTGCAACCCCAATAATCCGGCAGTTACCATTAATCGGCACGAGTGGCCATTGCGGGTTAAGGCCCTTCAGGTACTTCTGCCCACCATCGATCACCAGCTTCTTAAATGTTGCCTCGTTCGAATCGGATAGCTTTGCTATTACCAGACTGCCATTTACCGCATCTCTACCGGTGTCGAAAAGTACATAGGTTCCTTCAGGTATGCTCAAGCCAGTAGGGGCTGTCATTGACTCGCCCTCAACGAGCAACCAGAACGCGTCACCCTGAATGTGAGCATTCGACTCAAGCCACAGATCTATATCTTTTAGGGTGTATGGCTCAACCGCTTCGCACCATGAACCAGCCTGGACACTGCTGATTACTGGATACTTGTTACCAGGATTGTAGGGGCCAGCGTACTCCACATCACCCTTAAGCGTGTCGTCAATGATCATACCGCCAGCTCCTACGGAGAAGTTCTTTTTGCCAAGGAACTGCAATATTTTTGCGATCTCGGAAAGGCTTGGCTCACGCCGAGCGTTCAGCCAATGACTTACCGCACCTTTAGTAATACCGAGGTGCTCCGCCAGCTGTTCCTGATTGATGCCCTGACTTTTCATCAGGGTCTTAGCTAAGTCGTACCATTTCATAGTCATACCCGAATGATACAAGTTGTATATATTTGCGCGAGCCACAATTCGTATATTTTACTTGCGAACAAAGAATACAAAACGTATATTTAAGTTGTTTAAAGGAGACCCGACATGAACAATATCCGAAAAATCCGCAGAAACATCGGTTTGACTCAGCGACAGATTGCCGAAGAGCTGAACCTGTCGACAGGTGCGGTTTGCCATTACGAAAAAAATAAACGCAGCTTAAGCCTTGAGCAGTGCCGGGCGATTGTTGCAGCTCTGAATAAGCATGGCGCTTCAGTAAGCGTTGATGACGTTTTTCCACCAATCAGCAACAACGCCGCCTAATTGGCGGCCCTAACCACGAAAGGGAAAGCAATGCATTCACTTGCGTATCAACAAGGTAACAAATTTTCGCCAACGGCGATGATTTACCAGAATCGCCGGGAACCTGATTCCACGGCGTTAAACATCGATGGGATCCGCGCAGCCGTACGCGCCTGGGCAGCTGACTGCCGCAGCCGTGAGTTCGTCGCAGCGCTCATTGTGGAAGAGTGGCGGGCTACCGGCGGCACCGGTCTGGATATCCCCGCTGACTCGCACCGCCAGATGCAGAAGGTATTCCGCTGGATCGACGGCGACACCGAATACGCCGCCAACAACATTCGCCAGCTGGCCCCGGCAATCATGTCCGTCCTGCCGCTGGAGTACCGCAACCGCCTGGCACCCCAGAATGACACGATGTCGCTGATAGCCTCTGCGATGAAAGAGTGTGCCGAAGCTAAACAGGCCGTGCTCCTGGACGCTCCAGAGCATCAGAAGCTGAAAGAGGTAAGCGAGGGTATAGCGTCGCTGTTCCGCCTCATGCCGGAGCAGGTAGGACCGCTGATGACGATGGTCACGTCGATGCTGGGGGTTATGTGATGGGAAGTATCAAAAATGGCGAAAGCCAGTCTGCGCGAACAGAACTGGCCTTCAGATGCAAATCGTGTGCACTCATTGCAGGAGGAATAATGGCAAAAAATCCACGCTATTACCATACCGCTGTACATAAAAACATAACCCGCGAACGCTTCATCCGCTCGGTTAATCCGATTGTGGCAGAGAAGATGCGCGCCATCCTGGAAGAACTGAAACGTAAGGAGAGTGGCCGTGGGTAACGTATCTAATTTAGCCGAAGCCAGAGAGGCCAGAAGGCTCCAGAAACCGCGCACGAATGACGGTAAGGGGTTTGCCTTGCTGCACCGTAAAATTATGGATGTGCCGTTCTACAAGGACGCTGAGGCGGCTCATTTATGGGTTCACCTGCTCCTGCGCGCTAATCACGAACAGACAATGGTTTCGACTGATGTTGGCGATGTGATTTGCGAGCGCGGAGAGTTCATCACCGGGCGAAACACACTGGCAATGGAAACAGGTTTGACCGCTGATCGCGTTAAATCACTTCTCCGTAAATTCCAGAACCTGGGCATGATCACCACCAAATCGAACAACCGTTTTACTGTTCTAAAAGTGGTCAAATATGACGAATATCAGTCAAATTTTTGTCCAGCCGATGTCCAGCCGGTGTCCAGCGCAAACTCAGTCGTACCAATGCCTGAGGAGGTGGAGTGTCCAGCCGATGTCCAGCCAGTGTCCACAGATAACAATATATTAAATAACTTACTACCTAACGGTAGTAAGTATGTCGCAAATGACCAGAAACCCGCTGAAGAGAAAAAGTCACGTTTGTCATGCGATGAAGTATGGCAATGCCTGAAAGACGAACTGCCTGAAGCACGGGGATGGAGATGCCTCACTGATGAGCGACGCAATCTGATCCGCACCTTCTGGGGTAAGGCTAACAAAATTGCCCGCAACCTGGACGGCAAGCCGATGGACATGGACGGTTTCAGAAGTTATCTGCGTTACATCGCTCAGAACTGCCGCTGGATGCTTGAAGACCGACCAGACCAGAAATCCGGGAAGACCTGGCGCCGCATGAAATTCGATAAGTTCCTGACCGAAAAGCTCTACATCGAAGTGCGCGAGGGGGATCGTGATGACCGCTGATTTCATGGCTGTACCACAAAACCTCGAAGCAGAGCAGAGCGTTATCGGTGGCCTGCTGCTGGACGATGACAACAGCGAGCGAGTCCAGAAGGTTCTGGCGATGCTCAAGCCTGAGTCGTTTTACAGCCGACCTCACCAGCTGATCTTTGCCGAGATGCGCCAGATGTTCCGCGACAACAAGCCAGTCGATGGTCTGACACTGTTCGACGCGCTTGAAGGCAAAGGGCTCGCGGAGCAGGTAGGTGGCTTTGCTTACCTGGCAGAGATCGCCAAGAACACTCCCAGCGCTGCAAACATCGTGGCATACGCAGCATCAGTCCGGGAAGCCGCAATGGAGCGCTATGGTATCAACCGCCTGACCGAAGCTACTGAGCTGCTGTATTCCCGCAACGGCATGAGCGCTACGCAGAAGTACGAGGCCATTCAGGGTATTTTCACCCAGCTCGCAGACCATTCAAAAACCGGCAGCCGCCGAGGGTTGAGATCGTTTGGTGAGGTTATGGATGACTGGGTAGCAGATCTGGAGAAACGCTTTGACCCTTCAGGCGAACAGCGCGGCATGAGCACCGGCATCCCGTCACTCGACCGACTGCTGGCGCCGAAAGGTCTGGTTAAAGGCTCTCTGTTCGTGATTGGCGCAAGGCCAAAGATGGGCAAGACAACCCTATACGGGCAGATGGCGATCAACTGCGCGGTTCGTGAGAAAAAGCCAGCGCTGATGTTCAGCCTGGAAATGCCGAGCGACCAGATCCTCGAAAAACTGGTTGGTCAGAAGTCCGGCGTAAATCCGAGCATTTTTTACATGCCCGCCACGGATGACGCCGATGATCAGTACCAGGGAGACTACGACGGCGACTTTAAGAAGGCGATCGCCACTGCCAGTCGGCTAAGTGAAATCGACATGCTGTACATCGACGACACTCCTGGCCTGTCACTGGCGCATATCGTTACCGAATGCCGTCGAATTAAGCGTGAGAAAGGCTGCGTAGGCATGATTCTTGTTGACTACCTGACGCTGATGACCGCCGAAAAGGCCGACCGTAATGATCTGGCCTACGGGATGATCACCAAAGGGTTGAAGAACCTCGCCAAAGAGCTTGGCTGCGTCGTCGTGCTGCTGACCCAGCTCAACCGCGAACTGGAGAAGCGAGTGAATAAACGCCCGTTACCGAGCGATTCCCGCGACACAGGACAGATTGAACAGGACTGCGACTACTGGGTTGGTATCCACCGGGAAGGTGCTTTCGATGACAGCGTGCCGCCTGGAGAAACCGAGTTAATCCTGCGACTCAACCGCCACGGCAGTACCGGAACGGTTTATTGCAATCAGAACAACGGGGCAATTTACGACACAGACCAGCAGGCCGCCGCCGCAGAACGCCGCGGGCGTGAGCAGCAGCCGAAAAAGAAAGGGGGGTTCTGATGACCATAACAATTCGTGGGCAGATTCTTGCAGCCCTGCGTAATAACCCGGGCCTGAATAGTGCTCGCATTGCCACCATGATCGGCATGACCACCAAAAAGATTTCCGGCCCGTTAAGTACGTTGTTTGCAGACGGCCTGATCGAGTTCGAAGGAAAGCACGGCCAGCGGCTTTATCGGCTGACAAGCTACGGCATGAAATACGCACCGGAAACCATACCGGCCATGCCGAAGGGAAATTCGAAGCTGGTGCAGCGCACAGAGGTAAACGTGATCTGCCAGGAGTGCCGCAACAGTCCGGCGATGAGAAGGGTATTGATGGTTTGGGGGAGGGTAGGGGTATGAAATTATTTGAGATGGAAGGTTTTCTGCGTGGCAAGTGCATTCCACGCGATCTGAAGGTTAACGAAACCAACGCCGAGTATCTTGTGCGTAAATTTGCCGAAGCAGATGCCATGTGCGCGGCGCTGGCTGCGGAGAATACGGGGATGAAGGCTAAGGGCCGCGAGCTTCTGGGTGAAGCGTGCGCCGTGTACGCAAAGTTCAATAAACTGATCGACCCGGAGATCGGGGATTTTATCGATGGTCAGACGCTTCATGAATTCCAGTATGTGCTCGACTGCGAAACCCCGGCCACCGACGCTTTCCTGGCGGAAGTGCGGGCGCAGGGCGTAGAGATGCTCACCAAAGAGATGCATGCAGATATCAGCGGTGATGATGCACGCGAGTTCGCCGACAATCTTCGCAAAGGAGTGCAGTCATGATTACAGGAACCTCTCATTACGACGAAGTCCAGGTGGTGCCATGCACAATCTGCGGCGGTTACTACAAGGCTGATGAGCCAGAAATACACGTCTGCGAGGAGGCCGCCCAATGAGCAACATCGACAAACGCGCATTGCGAGAAGCTGCGGAAAAGGCTACGAAAGGTCAGTGGGCTGTTGAGTTCGACGATGAGGTTTACTCCACTGATGGCGTGAACAATGAGCAAATAGCCATGGTGTTCAGTGAAAACGAAGTGCGTGACGCTGCGTTCATCGCCGCCGCTAACCCCGCCACCGTGCTGGCGCTGCTGGATGAGCTGGAAGCCAAAGACCGTCGCATCGAAGAAGAGATTGCCCGAGCTAACCGCGAGCATCACCGTGGTTTCATGATGGCGTGCGGGCATCTTAAAGAGCATTCAAACGTTCATTATGCTGATGCTGCCGAGATGGAGATAGCAGCCCTTCGCAATCGCATCAATGAGTTGGAGTCCGCCGCAGCCGGTAAAGGAGGTGCATCATGATCACCTTCACCAAAGAACAGCTTATCGCTTCTGCGCACGCGCGTATTGAGTTTGCAGAGATGATGCTGGCTGGAGAGTTAGAGCCCCTCAAAGAGCGCACATGGTCAATTGAACTGGAGCTGGCGCGTATCGCGCTGGCATCGCTCGAAGCGGAGCCTGTGGCGTACATGTACAAAGACAATCTTCACGCTGATGCTCGGTTCAGCCTACATACAAGATTTGGCAACTGGTCTCAGGAAGATATCAACGAGTACGAAATTACAGAGATTCCACTCTACACCGCCCCGCCAGCGCCGGTATCTGTGCCTGATGCTATTCATTCTCAAGGCGAAAAGTCAGCCTCTGATGATTACTACGCGCTCGGCTGGAACGCCTGCCGCGCCGCCATGCTTCAGGGTGCCGATGGCAACGCTCCGGCGCACTTCCGTAGCCGACCAGCGCAAAGCAGCCTCTCTCCGGCGCAAGGCGGCAACTCTCCGGTGATTCCGGATGGTTGGGTGGCTTGCAGTGAGCGAATGCCAGAAGGAATGACGGATGTGCATATTTCTAATGGTCATGATGTAGGCCAAGGGTGGTGGGATGGAGAAACCTGGCAAACACAACACGATTACTATTCTGTGCCTGGAGATGTCACTCACTGGATGCCACTTCCAGCAGCACCGCAGCAGGAGGTGAAGTGATATACTCTCGCCATTCTGTGGAGGGAGTATGAGAAATAATCCAAGTAAGCACGATATCCATTTTTTTGATAAATATATTAAATGGCTCTCAAGCAAACCCATAATGATCTCTGCCTGGCTATTAACTATGGCGGCTGGGGTTGTTGCTTCTTACTGCTTAAAACAGTGGTCTATATTACCCAGATTTGGTTGCATGGGGATAATGATTGGAACTCTTTTGACATTATCCCCTCTTTTTGCTCAAGGAGTTTACCTGTCTCGTTCTGAGGCGGCTATTGCATTCGGGCATGAGGATGAAGATGGGAATTTGGTAGTAACAAGCCCAAAAGGTAGGGCGGTGTCGAGAAATATACTTTATGGTGTTTTGATGATTGTTATTTCATCGATTATCAATGCTTTTGGAGATCTTTTAGGTTATTACTATGCCTGATTTCAACATCGCAGCAAAATCGAAAGAAGAGCAGGACAAGGTTAACGTGGGCCTTGCTGCTTCTGGCGTAGCGTACAAAGAGCGCATGAATATGCCGGTTATCGCTGAGCAGGTAGCTCGCGAGCAGCCAGAGCACCTGCGTGAATACTTCATGGAACGAGTGCGTTTCTACCGCGAGCAGAGCCTGACACTGCCAAAAGCATCCGATCCGCGCTATCTGGATATGGCATCCCAGAACGAGAAAAAATGAGGATTTATGTTCAATATTATTATTCTTAAAGGTGAATTTGGTACTTTTGTTGATGTTCAAAAGTATAGTGGTGAAATTCCACCCAGCACAACATCTCTAAAGCTAGATGGAGAAACTTTCAAGCTATCCCTTTACGAGTTAAATGACAGACAGTATTTAATTGCACATCAGCACGATGTTACAGAGGAAAACAGATCCGCTGTAGATGACGCCATCATTCAGTTGAACATCAAACCAGTTGGTTGATTTACAATAATCAACCAGCCATAATTACTTCACCAGAGCCTGAACAACTCTGGTGACTTCTGCGCATTTAAGGGGACTTAAATGCGACCACAACTTGAACGTATCACCTTGTCACAGATGCAGAAATGCACCTGCGATTTTCTGCATTCTGCGTTACCTCTCGGAGGTGGCGTATGAGTATCAAATTTTACCTCCGTGACGAGCAGGTTCGCCGCAACCTCATTGACTACATCAACAAACAGCCTGTAAACGCAGATTTCCCGCTCGTAGTGAGTTTTGCCGACCCTAAGCGCACCCTTCCTCAAAATTCACTATTCCACGCGCTTTGCGGCGACCTGGCAAAGCATCGCATTCAGTGGGCTGGATCTGCGTGGTCGCTTCCGTCATGGAAGTCAATTCTGGTTTCCGGTCACTCCATTGCCACTGGCGGGCAGGGGAAGGTTATTGCCGGGCTTGAGGGCGAATTGGTGGCAATTCGCGAAAGCACCTCATCGATGGGGATCAAACGGATGAACAGCCTGATTGAGTACACCCAGGCTTTCGCCGTCAGTCAGAACGTCCAGCTTCGCGATGTACGTTATCGTGGCGATTATTTCGGGAGGCTTGCATGAATAACCCTCTCGCACGCGTCATCACAAACGAAATCTTCCGCGTTCCGGCGCGCCGCCAGCGCAAGCCCGCGGTTAAGCCGTCCGATATCCCGACGCTGAAGGGCTACACCGCCCGCCTGGTGGATCAGAAATGGCTGCGTCTCGCGGCGAGGAGAGGTCATGCGTAAACCATCACGCCGTAAGTGCAAAGTATGCGGCGAATACTTCGTGCCGAAATTCCACGACATCCGGATCCGCTGGTGCAGCCCGGAGCACGGCGCAATCCTCGCGATGGAAGAACGCGAGAAGGAGAAGGTGAAAGCCGCGGCTAAGCGCATCAAGGAGCGCAAAGAGAAAGAGCGCGCGGAACGCCGGGATCTGAAAGCGAGAAAGGTGGCGCTAAAAACGAAACCGCAGTGGAGATCGGAAGCGCAGGCGGCATTCAACCGGTACGTCCGTCTGAGGGATGCCGGTAAGCCGTGCATCAGCTGCGGCAGGCTGCCAGAGCAGAAGTTTGGCGGAACCATGGACTGCGGACACTATCGCACCCGTGGCGCTGCCGCGCATCTGGCTTTCAACTTACACAATACCGCTGCCCAGTGTGTCTATTGCAACCGGGATCGGGACGGCGCGCAAAAGGCTTTCGAGCTGGGTCTTATTGAGCGCATCGGTGCCGAAAAAGTTGAGGCGATAAACAACGATAACTCTGTCCGCCGGTTCGACATCCAATACCTGCAACGCATCAAATCTATTTTCACACGCAAAGCCCGCGCGCTGGAAAAACGCCGGGCCCGCCGACAGGAGGCCGCATGAACCACGCCGATTTCCTGAGGTACCAGGTAGAAAGCGTTAAGCGCGCTAGCATGCCGCCAGTAGCAAAGCACAGCCAGACCAAAACCAACCAGCCACATAAGGAAGCCGCATAATGAAACTGGAATTAACCAACGACCAGCATCAATGGGTAGACCAGTGGCTCCAGTTGTGGGGCGCATGGTGCCAGACCGGCAAGATTGATAAAGCGATGATCAACATGATTGCCAGATTCATGGCTACCGTCGAGCCCCAGCAAGCATCACGGCCGGTATGTAGTGATGATGACGGGATGCTCATTGATGCTGTCATTCGCCACTACCTGAAGAATGTGGATGAAAATGCCTGGCGGGTTATCTTCGCCTACTACGTCTGCAACTCCAGCGAGATCCGAATTGCATCATGGCAGCATGCAGTAAGTAAGCCTCGCCTTATGAAGACGCGTGGCGGCAATCAGTACAAACACCCAAGCATCTCGACAATCCGTAGAGAGGTGAAGCAAATCATCAATGCTTCATTGTTCTGTTTATACCAACCGCTTCAAAATGCGTTTAACGATCGCGAAAATGTGAGGAAAATTGCAAATAAATCACACAACGTGCTTGCAATTTAATGAACAAATGAGCAAACTAATTCGTATATGTTGCCATTGTTGTGTGTAACATGAATAAATTCCAAGCCCCGCCATCGTGCGGGGCTTTTTCGTTTCAGGGCCGGAAGCTCATTTGGTATGAGCAGTCCCCTCATAAGGGAAGGGTAGGCAGGTTCGAATCCTTCACGGCCCACCAAATTTGCCTGTAGCTCAGAGGAAAGAGCAACCGCCTTCTAAGCGGTTGGTCGCTGGTTCGAATCCAGCCAGGCGAGCCATCAGCAAAACAAGTCGTCATCTCGGCGGCTTTATCTTGCATCAGGTGCATAACTGAATTCGCGAATACGTTATGCCGTCCGCTCCACGAAACGGAGTGCACAACAGGAAAGAGCATTTGTAGGGTTCGACTCCCTGCCGTGGGGTTGCGCCACATGATGCGAGTCATGAGTGCTCTGTCCGTTGTGGTGAATGTCCTGATGGCGTCGTAAAGCGATAGCCGTGAATGCCGGATAGCAGCACCGGTCACCACAAACCAGACCCACTACCTGGGACCCTTCGGCCAGAGAGCCAACATTGCCTTACCCTCACATTGCCAGCCTGTCGCTGGCTTTTTTATTTTCAGGCTCCGGGAACCATCATCGACACGCCTACTTGTTAAATCGTCCCGAGGGCCTGAACCAACTACACACGGAATAAATATGTCTGAGACCTTCACTATCGTAGGCGTTGGTCTTACATCGTCATCAGTCGGTGTAACCTTTGCCACGCTGTTTCCGGAGGCGACTCCAGCAGTGATGCTCGGATCACTCGCCGGAACTGCGCTATACGTTCTGACCTCAGATCCCCATCAACTCTGGAAGCAGGCTATCTTTGCGCTGATATCGTTTATCAGTGGCGTGTTCTTCTCCGTACCCATGGCGAAAATCATGGCCGGAATCATCAACACGCCGTTAAGCCTGATGAAGCCACCGGCCAGCATTGAGGTATCGCCAGCTGTCGGTGCAATTGTCACTGCTTCCATTTCCGTGGCAGTCCTGCTGCGTATTCTCCGCAAATCCAAAAGCGGGAAGATGCCGGGGCTGGGGGAGGAAGATAAATGACATGGCAGCTTCTTCTGATGGATGCAAACGCCATAGTTTGCCTGTTAATCATGGTCAGGCTGATGTTTTTCCGGAAAGAGGGGAAACGTCACCGCCTGAGTGTCGCGGTGCTGGCCTATCTGGTCATCCTTGCCGCAGGATTCAATGCCTTCAACATTCTGCTCGGCCACTACGTTCAGGTTAACCTCGGCGATCTGCTGCTTAACTCCGTCATCTGCATGGCGGTTTGGCTGGCGCGCGGGAACCTGGCGAAGGTCGTCATTACGGAATAGCCATGACCAAAGACGATATCTTTAACACCATTCTCGGCAAAGAGGGTGGTTATGTTGATCACCCGAACGATAAGGGCGGCCCAACGAACTGGGGGATTACTCAGGCAACCGCCCGAGCGCATGGTTATACCGGTGATATGCGAAACCTTACACGTGATCAGGCTCTGGCGATCCTTGAGTCTGATTACTGGTATGGCCCTCGCTTTGACCAGGTGTCAGAAGTATCCCCTTCCATTGCCGCCGAACTTTGCGATACCGGTGTGAACATGGGGCCATCGGTGCAGGTTAAATGGTTCCAGCGCTGGCTGAACGTTTTCAATAACCAGCAGCAGTTCTATCCGGATCTGATCACCGACGGGCAAATCGGCCCACGTAGCATCAGCGCGCTAAAGTCCTTCCTGGAGAAACGAGGCGGCGAAGGGGAAATCATATTGCTTCGCGCACTGAACTGTAGCCAGGGCCAGCGTTATCTTGAGCTGGCAGAACAGCGGCCGGCTAACGAGTCATTCGTTTATGGCTGGATGCGCGAGCGGGTGAGCCTATGACGACACTCAAATCTGTACTGGCGGCAATCGGAGTTGCGATCCTGATGGTGCTTGGTGCGTTTGGTGTGGGCCGTTTTCGCGGGCGTGAACAGGCTGAAGAAAAAGCAGACCGGCAGCGCACACAAGAAAAGGCCTCAGCCATTGAGTCAGTAGCCGAACGCCGTGTAGAAGCAACGAAAGAGGCCAGCAATGTACAGCAGAATGTTAACCGCATGCCTGATGACGATGTTGATCGCGAGCTGCGTGACACGTGGAAGCGTCCCGGTGGTGGTTGATACAGCCTGTGACTGGGTAAAGCCAATCTACCTTACTGATCACGACATTGATGTTCTTGACCGCCAGACGAAGAAAGACATCCTGGCGCATAACAAAGCGTGGGCAAAAAATTGTAAAGACTAAACATAGTGATTGGGCGATAAAGCACGTTTATTATATCTCCAAAAAATGGAGATAAGCATGGCTCAGTATGTCCCACTCATTACTTCGTTTATAGCTGTCCTCGGCGCGCTTGGCGGCGCTTGGGTTGCCAACATATTCAACGAAAAGCGCTTTCAAGCCCAAGCAAGCCTTGAAAAAGAAACACAAAATAAGAAGTTAATTTTAGGGAAAGCAGAGGAGCTCTATCTCCTGCTGACTACCTGGGATAAAGATGTGTTCAACTACCAGGCTTATCAGTTAGCCGTTATCAAAGGTGAGTTAACAAAAGCACAATTTCACACCTTCCTTTCCGAGTTCAGTGCCAGAAGCACCCATGATCGCTTGGATACTTTATTGCCGCTTTATTTCCCAGAACTAACCCCTGCTATGGCTGAGTTAAGACGTCATCTAGACTCAGGAAATAAAGCTTACCACGCGCATGAAAGGAATGATTTAGATACCATAGAGGCGCGTAGATTACTGAATGCGTCAGTCAAGAGCACTGGCCAGGCATTTAAAGAATTGAAAAAATCCTTGAGTGCTAAAGTCCATGGGCTTATCGAATGAACTGCCTCCGGGCGGTTTTTTGTTGCCTTCACCATGGGTATGCCCATCGTAATGGCATTATCCCCACAAGCGGATAAAGAGGCTCTCAATGTCCGACATCTACCAAATCGCAGTAAAAAATCAGGTGAAGCGCATGTAGGCCTGATGAACAGATCACAACCTTAAATCGTAAACGGCTTCATTGATGTTGCAAAGGGAGATGGCGCTTGGATATACCTCGCGCCGGATGACGTGCTCAAGATGGAGCATGTGCCAGAGCCAACTGAATAAAGTCCCAGCGGTCCAGATACTTTTCATCTTCACCTTTTCCGATTTTGAAGAGTGGTGCACTGTGATGCCATGTGGAATCGCTTGCGACAACTTCGCTCGGAACGATAAAAACTTCAGGGGCATTTTTATCGGCTACATCCTCAGACATATTGCAGAACACGTAAAAGTAATCAGGGGAGGCAGCAGGCATGTGCTTGCCGACCATCCATTGACGAGGCTGGCTCCTTGCCCATGATCCCTTAACCTGAATGCTAATGCTCTTTGAGCCGTCAATAGTAGCAATTATATCAACAGCGCTAGAGCCAGTTGTGGTTAGTGCTGCGCTTATTCCCAGACGTGACAGCATATAGGCAACGAAGTATTCACCGGCATCACCAGCGTTTTTAGAAGAGCGCTTAACAATTTCTGACATACTCAATCCTTTGGAATAAAACATGGCACTCACCGACAAACAAGAAATGTTCTGTCGCGAGTACCTCATCGATTTAAACGCCACGCAAGCGGCTATTCGGGCGGGGTACAGCGCAAAAACAGCTAACCGCACTGCGTCCGAAAACCTGTCAAAACCTGACATCCAGTCCAGAATTGCCGAACTTAAAGCGCAACGCAATGATCTGGTTGGCATAAATGCGACATACGTCCTGAATCGTCTGGTTGAGATTGACCAGATGGACGTGCTCGACATCCTCAAAGACGACATGAGTCTGAAGCCAGTAAGCGAGTGGCCTTCATCCTGGCGGAGATATCTAAGCGGCTTCGATCTGGCTGAGATGTTTGAAGGCCGCGGGGAAGAGCGTGAAATGGTCGGGCTACTTAAGAAAATTAAATGGCCGGATAAAGTCAAAAACCTCGAACTGCTTGGGAAGCACATAGATGTGATGGCTTTCAAAGAGCAGGCCACTCATGAGCATACAGGCAAGAATGGTGGGCCAATCGAAATGGCTACACTGACCAAAGAAGAGTATAAGGCTGCCCGGCGGGAGATGTTGGAGGATGACGACTGCTGAGCAAAAGGCTTACGCCCGCAAGATTGAGTGCGAAGAAGACGGGCTTTACTACGCTCGATACTTCTTTAAGCAGCGCACCGGCGGCAAGATGATTGTCGCGCCTCACCACAAGGTGATTCAGCAAACGCTGGATCGCGTCATTGATGGTGAGATTCAGCGCCTGATCATCAACGTCCCGCCTGGGTACACGAAAACGGAACTGGCAACCATCAATATGATGGGCCGAGGGCTGGCGCTGAACTGCCGGGCCCGTTTCATGCACCTGTCCTATTCGCATAACCTGGCGCTGCTGAACTCATCCACAGCGCGCGGCATGATTAAGTCGCAGGCATACCAATCCATGTGGCCGATGGCGCTGCGCGATGATGCTGACAGCAAGGCGATGTGGTGGACTGAGTACGGCGGCGGCGTTTATGCGTCGTCAGCTGCCGGGCAGGTTACCGGCTTTCGTGCCGGACACATGGAGCCAGGCTGGCAGGGCGCGCTGATTATCGATGACCCGGTTAAGCCAGATGACGCTTACTCCGAGATCGTCCGCGACGGAGTAAACAACCGCTTTAACGAGACAATCAAATCACGACTGGCGATCGAGACGACGCCGATGATTGTCATCATGCAGCGCATTCACTACCACGACCTGAGCGGCTATCTGCTGCGTGGCGGTAGTGGTGAGAAATGGCATCACCTGAATCTGCCGGTGATTATCGACAATAGTCAGCCATACGCTGCTCAGTACCCTGAAAATACCCACGCCATACCGATTGACCACGGACTGCCTGATGGCTGGCTGTGGCCGTTCAAGCACAATGAATCGCACCGCGTATCACTGTTCTCTCACAGACGCACTGCCGAAGCGCAGTATATGCAGAAGCCTCGCAGGTTTAATGCAGAAGGCGCTCTGTGGACAGAGGCGATGATCAGCGCGGCACGCGAACTGCAAATTCATCACGATAAGGTTCGCACTGTCGTAGCCATTGACCCGCAGGCAACAAACAGCGACGAAAGCGATGAAACAGGCATTGTCGCTGCCAGCTCATATGGTGCTGGTGATAAAAAGCAGTTCTCTGTGGATGGCGATTACAGCGGTAAATATTCACCTGCTGGATGGGCCAAGAAAGCCATATCGGCTTATGAGCAACACGAAGCTGACGCGATAATTATTGAGACGAACCAGGGCGGAGATATGGCGGAGGAGACACTCCGCAACGCCGGGTTCAAAGGTCGCATCATTCGTGTCCATGCCAGCAAAGGTAAGTATGCCCGCGCGGAGCCGATATCGGCGCTCTACGAACAGGGGCGAGTGGCAAATCACGGCAATCTCTACGTGTTGGAGAACCAGTTGATGGAATACATCCCCGCCACCGCGAAGAAATCACCTGACCGCCTCGATGCGATGGTTTACGCACTAACTGAACTGAATGGATCGCAACCTGTGGGGATGATGATTCCGAAACGCCTTCGCTAACCAAACGGACAAACCATGACTGACAAATTAACTCTCGCCGTCAACCATGCGTTGAACGATGCGCGGATGGCTCGCGCCCGTATGGGGCTGATGGCTCCAACGATGGGGCTGGACAATAAGCGCCATTCAGCATGGTGCGAGTATGGCTTCCCTGAGCAGGTAACATACGAAAACCTCTATGCTCTTTACCGTCGCGGTGGTATCGCTCACGGTGCCGTTGAGAAGCTGGTGGGCAAATGCTGGCAGACTAACCCGGAAATCATCGAGGGTGACGATGCCGACGAGAGCGAAAACGAAACCGCCTGGGAAAACAAGTCAAAGCAGGTATTCAACAACCGGTTTTGGCGCTCATTCTCTGAGGCGGACCGTCGCCGTCTTGTCGGTCGTTATGCAGGCATCCTTCTGCACGTCAATGACTCCCTCGCCTGGGATCAGCCTGTAACGAAAGGCAAGATGCTCCAGAAGGTTACTGTCGCATGGGCTGGCTCTCTGACAGTTGGCGACTGGGACACCGGCCTGAACTCGAAGACGTACGGACAGCCGAAGATGTGGCAGTACGCTGAACGGTTGCCGAATGGTTCAAGTCGCCGCGTCAATATCCACCCGGATCGGGTATTCATCCTTGGCGATTACTCGGAAGATGCCATTGGCTTCCTGGAGCCAGCTTATAACGCATTTGTCAGTCTGGAGAAGGTGGAGGGCGGTTCAGGCGAGTCATTCCTTAAGAATGCCGCGCGCCAGTTGAACATCAATTTCGATAAAGAAGCAAGGCTGGATGAAATAGCCAGGGCTCACGGCGTCGACTACAGCGAACTTAGCGAAATATATGACAAGGTGGCCCGAGAGATGAATATCGGGAATGACACGGTACTCATAACGCAGGGGGCTTCAGTTGCTCCGATTGTGGCCGCCGTGTCCGATCCTGCACCAACATATAACGTCAACCTGCAAACCGCTGCCGCCGGAGTTGATATCCCGACGCGCATTCTGGTTGGTAATCAGCAGGCCGAGCGCTCCAGCACCGAAGACCAGAAATACTTCAATACTCGCTGCCAGTCTCGCCGTGGCGACCTGTCATTCGAGATTGAGGACTTCTGCGACAAGCTGATCGAATTAAGCATCCTCGATCCGGTCAGTCAGAAGACCGTTATCTGGGACGACCTCAATGCGCAAAGCGACAGTGAAAAACTAGATGCCGCGCAGAAGATGTCGCAAATCAACAGCGCTTCCATCGGCACGGGCGAGCAGGTGTTTACTGGCGAAGAGATTCGCGTGGCCGCCGGGTATGAGGGTTCACCCGAGCCACTTCCAGAGGTAGACGATGACGAAGAAGAAAGCGAAGTCACCGATACTTCCGGGAAACCTTAAAGACCCGACGGGTGCCGACCGACTTGAGCGCGGGGCAATGAGCGAGTTCGCCAGGCGAATGAAGCGAATTGGCAAGGCGTACAAGGGCATTCTCGACCGCATTCCTGCATCGCCATCAGTAAACCAGCGTTACACCTTCGACCTCGATTCCACCCAGCTATCAATGCTCCTCAGCAATGCCTCATTGCTGGTGGATGAGATATTGGGTGCGGATAACGAGACGGGGTTCTGGTTCTGGACTGATTACGTCAACCCGGCGTATCAGCGCGGCACGGCGCAGGAGTTTGCCAATCTGGCACAGCAGTCAGCCGTGTACGCTGCCGGACAGGAAAGCGTATCGGCAATCCTCCTGAGTGAGCCTTACCGACGCAGGCTGATTCTGGTTCGCGCTCGCACCTTCGAGGAAATGAAGAACCTCAGCGCCAGTGTGACAGCAGATATGGCGCGGATACTGACCGATGGACTTGGGCGCGGACAAAATCCACTGGAGATAGCTAAGCGCCTTACTGAGCAGACGGGAATTGAGTCTCGCCGGGCTAATCGTATTGCCCGGACGGAGATTACCACCGCGCTGCGCCGTGCGCGCCTGGACGAAGACGACGAAGCCAGAGAACGATATGGCATCCGTACAAAGCAGATGCACATATCAGCGCTCAGCCCGACGACCCGAAGCACCCATGCCGCGCGTCACGCCCATCTGTATACCGCAGAAGAGCAGCGGGAGTGGTGGGCTAAGGATGCAAACGGCGTGAACTGCAAATGCTCCACGATCGCGGTTATGGTCGATGAAAGCGGCAAGCCGTTAAGTGACACCATCATCGATAAAGCTCAGAAAACATTTAACACAATGAAAGCCCGTGGCTACCAATGGGCTAAGGGTTAACTCATGTCAATGCAAGTTAATGTCACCTCGAAGGTGAACAGTAAGGCCATCCGGCACGAACAGCACAACGGACGCGAGCACTGGGTTGTTCCTTCCTACACCCTTCCGGCGAACGTGGTCATGAACGGCGGCCTGTATCCGGCCAGTGAGATTGACCAGCACTACAGTGGACTGGAGGGGACGCTGGCACCGCTTGGACACCCACAGGTCAACGGTCAGTTTGTTTCTGCTTTTAGTCCTGAGGGGCTAAATGTGGGTTACGTCGGGGCATGGAACAAAAACGTCAAGAAGTCCGGCAACCGCGTCTACGTAGAGAAGTGGATCGACACAGAAGTGGCAAAGCGCACGGATGACGGAAAGCGCCTCCTTGAGCGTCTTGAAGCGCTGGAGAAGGGCGAGGATGTTCCGCCAATCCATACCAGCGTTGCCGTATTCCTGGAGGAGCTTGAAGCGAACGATGAGCAGAAAGCTCAGGGGGCTTCATGGGTTGCGAAAATTCACGCGATGGACCATGACGCCATCCTTCTGGATGAGGTTGGCGCAGCTACGCCAGAACAGGGGGTAGGGATGATGGTAAATGCTGACCTTGCCACTCCACTGAAAGCTAATTCCGGCGCTCTGGTGGGGGAAACCTATCGCGAGCGTGAGCAGAGGCTGGAGAAGGCAGCGAAAGATAAATTCGCTCCCGGCGAGAAAGAATACGCCTGGGTAGCTGACTTCACTGACTCGCAAGCGGTAATCATGCTCAACAATGGCGAGCCGAAGGTTTACGGATACAAGTCTGAAGGCGGAAAGATTGTCTTTGATGATACCGGGACAGAGGTTCAGCGCCAGAGTTCATGGGTTGCTGTCGTCAACAAGCTCAAATCATTTTTCACACCGCAGGAACAGCCTGCACCAAACCACAAAACGGAGGGCGACATGCCTTTAACCAAAGAAGAACTGGAACAAATCGGCAGCATGATCGGCCAGGCTGTTGCGACCAATACAGAAGCGGCAATTAAGCCTCTCGCGGAAAAGGTTGATGCGCTGCAGGCCAATCAGAAGCAAATCGCGGAAACCCTGACTGCCAACTCTCGCGCCGAAGAGAAAACAAAGCGCGAAGCGGTGGCAAAAGTTCACGGCGAGATTGTGGCTAACGCCCTGTCTGGCGAAGCGCTGGATGCGATGTTTAAAACAATTGGTGAATCCGCGCCGCTGGGCACCAACTCTGCGCAACAGCAGAAAGAAGCCGGTGCGCCGAACCCTGACGAATATTTCAAATAAGGAGCCAGACTAATGGCACGTTATCGTCGCGTTAATATCGACGGTCAGTCTCTGTACAAGACCGAAACCCGTAAAGTGGCCGCCGAGTCATTGCCGGGAACTTTCGTCACCATCAACGGTGACAATGAGTTTGCAGTAGCCGCAACAACGGTTGGTCGCCTGTATGTGCTCGACCCTGCATTCAGCGAAGGGCTGGGTATTACTGACACTATCCCTGCTGGTCACTCCACATCTGGTAACTACGTGGAAGAAGGTCGCGAACTGGCAATCCTGTGTCCTGCGGGCACTTACGCCAAAGACACCCCGATCAAATTGGGCGCAAATGGTCAGGGGGCGATTGCCGACTCTGACACCGACACTGTTCTCGGCTACAGCCAGGACGATGCAACTATCGCTGCCGGCGCTACCGACTTTATCCGCGTGCGCTTCCGCGTAGGCACTGTAGCCCCGGCAACTGGCGGCGGCGAGTAAAAGGAGAATATGAATGTACTTCACTAAAGAAACGCTTGCCACGAATAGCCGCCTGCGCCTTCACTGGAACTCTCTGTGGGCGCAACGCAACATCTGGGATACCGCGCATAACATCATGGTTAACCAGTACCGTGGCGCGATGGATGCAGAAACGCTGGCAGCCAATGCGCTGGCCGGTGATGGGCTTGGTCGTGAGTTCTGGGCTGAAATTGACCGCGAAATCGTCCAGTCTCGCGATCAGGTGATCGGCATGGAAATTGTCAACGACCTGATGGCTGTGCAAACCGTTCTGCCGATCGGCAAGACTGCCAAACTTTACAACACGATTGGCGATATTGCTGACGACGTGTCTGTGAGTCTTGACGGTCAGGCGCCGTATTCTTTCGATCATACTGATTACGGTAGCGATGGTGACCCTGTGCCGATTTATACCGCTGGCTTCGGTGTTAACTGGCGTATTGCCGCAGGACTGAACACCGTCGGTATTGATCTGGTGCTGGATTCGCAGACAGCCAAAACCCGTAAGTTCCATAAACGCCGCGTGACTGGTTATCTGGATGGTAATCCGACAATTCAGGTTCAGAACTATCCGGCACAGGGCCTGCGCAACCACCGCAACACCGCCAAAATCAACCTTGGCTCTGGCGCAGGTGGCGCTAACATCAACCTGACCACTGCAACCCCGGCGCAGGCGCTGGCATTCTTCGGTCCAACCGGTGCATTTGGTGTGACTGCCCGCGCCAACCAGGTTACGGCCTATGACGTTTTGTGGCTGTCTCCTGAAATCATGGCGAACCTCTCCAAGCCATACACTATTGAGGTGGGTGACGGTACAAACGCGATCATCAGCGGTTCTGTGCTGGATGCTATTCGCAAGTTTATTCCGGTGAAAGACATCCGCCAGACTTATGCGCTGAGCGGTAATGAGTTCCTGGCTTATGAGCGCCGCAAAGATGTGATCTCCCCGCTTGTTGGCATGGCCGTTGGTGTTGTTCCGCTGCCGCGTCCTATGCCTCAGAGCAACTACAACTTCCAGATCATGTCTGCTGAAGGTTTGCAGATTAAACGTGATGACGAAGGTCGTTCTGGCGTGCTGTACGGCGCGAATTTGGCATAAGGAGAACAGCATGGCTAAATACCAGGTAACCAGGGCGTGGCATGGAGTGAAGGTCGGTGATGTGGTTGAAATTGAGAAACTGCATCCTGCGCTGAAGCCTCATGTTATGAAACTCTCTGACGCTGCGCTAACTCCGGCGACACCAGAGGCTGGCACGGATGTGAAATCCCGAAAAGAGGTTATCCAGGCGCGGCTGACCGAACTGGGTATTGAGTACAAAGGCAATCTGGGTGCTGAAAAGCTTGGCGAGCTGTTGCCGAAAGGCGAGCTTGAAAAGCTCTTCCCTGCTGAATAACAGCCGCCGCTAAGGCGGTTTTTTTATGCCCCGCTCCGGCGGGGTATTTCACGGAGTCGATAATGGTAACTCTCGAACAGGCGAAGGAGTATCTGGAGAGCCAGGGAATTACCATTCCCGATTTTGTTCTTCAGGCTCTCGTCGACCAGGCCAACAGTATTCAGGAGTGTCTCGATGCATATTATCCTGCATCGACCTCGCTGTTGATTCAGCTCTATCTGCTGGCGCTTATGGGGCTCGGTCAGGGTGACAAGTACATCAGTTCTCAGACAGGGCCCAACGGCGCATCACGCTCATTTCGGTACCTGTCTTTTGCTGACCGATGGAAAGCCTCTATGGGGCTTCTGAGGGGACTAGATAAGTATGGATGCGCTACAAGCCTGATCCCGCCTGATCCGACTAACACCGCTTTTGCTGGCATCTGGATTGCCCGAGGCGGCTGCATGTGCAACGGGAGTCGATGATGGCGTTGATATCGGTCAAGCAGAGGCTTCCTGAGCCCTTCGTAAAGGTCTGGGTTATCACTGACTGCGGGCGGCGGGTCACGGGTTACGTTAAAAGTAACGGTGAATGGTATTTGCTGTGCCGGAAGGTAGCCGCTGAGAATCCGGAGATTATCCGGTGGGAGGATGATAGTGTCAGCCACGGCTAACTGGTCTTACACCAATGTCGCCACTGTCTACCCTCGCGTCTATGACGACTGGAACAACACCTGGACAAACGGCACCCCATACCTGATTGACTGCACCTGGACGGCAAACAATGAGGTTGCGGTAGATGCCAGCGGGAAAGAGTTCACCACGAACCTGATTTTCTTCACTGAACTGAAGCGCAATGGCATCGATGCGACCATGCCGAAGCGTGACTGGTATATCGCCAGAGGTGACACAACGGCACAGGCCGATCCGCTGAAAGCTGGTGCAAACGTCATCAAGGCGGTGACGGAATGGGATATGTCACCATTCGGCGAGGAGCCAGACTACAAAATTCTGACGTGAGGGGATCATGCCCGTAAAAGGTATCAAGCGTGTTCAGATGAACACCCGCAAGGTGCTGGCAGAAATTGCCGGGCCACGCACAGAAAGAGTGCTGACTGGGGTCATGATTGTCGGATCGTCTCACGCTGCGCTACTTACTCCCATTGACACATCCACGCTTATCAACAGCCAGTACAGAAAGCTTGAGCCAATGCCCGGCGGGATGCAGGGAAAGGTCGGTTACACGGCTGCATACGCTGCCGCCGTTCACGGTATGTCCGGTAAGCTAAAAGGTCAGCCGCGTGGACACTTCGGAAGAACTCGCGCTGGAAAAGAATTCGGCGGCGGCACCGGGAAGGGGAATTACTGGGATCCCGATGCCGAGCCGGGGTTCCTGACCAAAGGCTTTGAGCGTGACGGTCTCAACGAGATTAAGGCCATCATCAAGCAAGGGTACAAAGTATGACGCGTAGCGAAGTGTATGACGCGCTGAGAGCGTGGTTGCAGTCGCATGGCTTTGATGTTGGTTATCGCGTCCAGAAGCGATTCTGGAATGAGTTGGAGAATACCGAGGGGGAAAGATACCTTGTCATCCAGCAGAACGGTGGCGGCAAGCCAGAAGAAGCGATAACCCGCGATTATTTCCGCATCCTCCTCCTGTCAGGTCAGAACGACAGCGATATTAACCATGTTGAAGACCGCGCCGACGCCATCCGCCAGGCGATGATCGACGACTACAAAACCGAATGCATCATTTCGATGCAGCCAATAGGCGGCATCACCGCCATCCAGACCGAAGAAGGGCGTTACCTCTTCGATATTTCCTTTCAAACCATCATTTCCAGATAACACGGAGATAAATCACTATGGCGTGTGAATCGGGCGCTTTTACCGGGCGCGACGTCGTCGTTTATTACGCGATTGGATGCCCTGAAGTACAACCCACCGCCAGCGCTTACCGCCGACTCGGCATGATGCGCGGCAAAACAGTAAATGCAGAGTGGGAAACCGCAGATGCGACCGGCGACATGAGCGCTGCATTTACTCAGGAGAGCCTCGTTACCTACAAGAACATTTCGTTCTCAGGTGACGGTGTGACCCGCAAAGAGGATGTTTATGCGCAGAACGCGCTTAAGCGTCACGTCTACAACCCGCCAGCAGAGACCAGCAACCAGCCGTATGTGTGGTTCAAAATCATCTCTCCGAACGATATCACCGAAGGGCCGTTCATGGTGACATCATGGGGCGATGAGGCGCCGCACGACGACGTTGCCACCTGGTCTGTCGAAGCGTCCAGTGCCGGTCAGGTTGACGTGCGTGATGTCGGCGCCGTAATCACGATCACTACGCAGCCGCAGAACCGCACGCTCACGGTGGGCGATGCACTCAATCTTTCGGTGGCAGCCAATGTCTCTGACGGCTCCACTCTGACCTATCAGTGGAAGAAGGGCGGAACTGACATCTCAGGTGCGACGAACGCTACTTACACGAAGGCCAGCGTCGTTACGGGTGATGCGGGTTCTTACTCCTGTCAGGTTACATCCTCAACCGCCGGCTCGGTAACCTCCAGCCCAGCTACTGTAACCGTGAACGCAGCATAAATCCATGGGAGGCTTGGCCTCCCTCTTATTGAGAGTTTCCATGAAAGCAATCACCGATATCGGCCAGGCCGTCATTCGCGCTGGCGGCAAAGAGATATTTCTCAACCCTTCATTCCTGGCTATGTCCCGAATCGGCACGCCTGAGCAAATCGTTGATGCTTTCGTGAAAGTTCATGCAGGCCATTACCCAAAGCACAGAATTGCAGACCCCCAGATTCTGAAAGCGGCTAATGCACGCTGCTTTGCGGATATGGCAGCGGCCGCAGCTAGTGTAGTCAAACACTGCTCTGAAGGCGACATTACTGAAATCATCGGCTCTTACTCAGTGACTACGGCGGGACGCCTCCTGTTTAAGCCTGGCTCGTTGCCAGTTGAAGACGTCATCCAGCTGGCGCGTCACCTGATTTTGCATGGCGTAATGGGTGATCAGCCGCCCGAAGAGTTCGAGAGCAAGAAAGGCGAGTACAGCGATAAATTCGATGCCCGTACATTCGTTTATACCGCAGTTGCCCACCTCGGAATGAGCGAGTCGGACGCCTGGAACATGACGATGACCAGCTTCCGGGCTGCCATGAATGCCAAGTTCCCGCAAAAGGATAAAGGCAAGGTGCCAACCCAGGAGAGATACGACGAGGTTATGGACTGGGCAGAGCAGATGCTGGCGATGGATGCGCAGAGGCATGGGCCGCACTAAATGGCCCACTCAGGTGGGCTTTTTCTCAGGAATCTCAGCAGTGAAGCCGGTCACATCCCAAGTTTTTTCCCATATCTCATAACCAAGCTCTTTAAGGCGTAGGAAAGTTTTTTGGAAGACGGTATCGAAATCCTCATCGCTTAGCCCATCAAGCTCCAAATCATCAAGGTGGATATGGAAGGTGGTGTGACCAATTCTGACCTTTTTATTAATCTCAGAGAAAGTTCTTTTGAAAATTATCGCTGATAGCTCATCCCTTGCCTTACTTACTATCTGAATAGCCTCTTCGGCAGAGATGACCTCATCATCTGACACTTCTGCCAAAAAGCTACCATCAAGCCTCTGCACAATTTCTGCATTCATTGAACGGTTGTTAGCTTTGGCTGAGTCTTCAATTTTCTCTTTAAGTTCAACTGGAAGCCTGATTCGTAGTTGCGGATCTTCTCTGCTCATGTTCAGCGTTATGCCTACAAAAAATTCACCATAAGTAAATTATGCCCCACCGTGGGGTTGACAGCAATGACGCACGGTGTGACACTTACATCAAGCCTCACGGTGGGGCATTTACTGGAGGGTTTAATGGAAAAGGCAAAAGACATGTACCAACGCAAGGTTCGCTTCCCTGAAGACGTACGTAAGGCTATCGAGAAGAACGGTGGCGATGAGTGTCGTCAGTTTAATACAGAGCTTATTTACCAGCTGAGAAAGGTGTACGGATTGGCAGGTGAGAAAAGTGCTCAAGCATAAAAACGTTGAAGCCCCGGCTGCGCTAACAGTCAGGGCTTCGGTATCGAACAAATCCGGCAAGGAAAATATCGACATGAATATTGTAGCAAAATCAGATTACAACTTCCAAGGATTCGCATTTAACCCAGTGACAGAAGGCGGGGCTATCTGGTTTACCTCCACCGAACTGGCGAAGGCACTCGGTTATAAAAAAACTGATGCCATCAGCCAAATTTATGCACGTAATGCTGATGAGTTTTCCGAGTCGATGTCATTGACACTCAATATGAAGGTCAACGGGATAAACAATAGCTTACGTAACAAATCGGTCAGGGTTTATTCACTTCGAGGCGCTCATTTGGTTGCGATGTTTGCCTCAACACCAAAGGCCAAAGATTTCCGACGCTGGGCGCTGGACATCCTGGATCGCGAGGTTAAGGACTCACCGATCGCCAAGCAGTTTTCTGATGAGGAGTTGGTGAGTCTTTGTTACTTGCAGCTCTGGATGGAAAAGAGCCAGCAGATCAGCAAGAAGCTCTATCCTGCGATGCGCGAACTGGGATCTGAACTTTCAGGCAAGCTACGCGATATCGCACATGAAACCAGGTACATGACGGACGAAACCAAAAAGATTTTACTCCGAGAAACACAAAACTTGGATAACACGAATTTTGTCGTAAGTAGCGCTCAGCCTGTGCTGGCAAAACTCCGCGGCGAAGACGGATGGATTCACTGATGGGCGCATGGGATGGCGCAAAAAGAAAAAGCCGATAGTTCGAGCTACCGGCTTCCTTTGAAACTTGTCATAAGGGTCCAACCAATGACTTCTTTAAATTTAGCAGTTCATGAACCAAATGTCGATCCCAAGCCACTGCCAGTGATTGAATGGAAGGGGTTGCGTGTTGTTACGACTGAAACGCTGGCCGCAGGTTATGGTTCTGATGAGGCTAATATTAGGAAAAACCTTTCGCGCAATGCCAGCCGCTTCATTGAGGGCATCCACATCTTCACCATTAAAGGCCAAGAGCTGAAGGATTTGCGAGTGACTAATAGTCACGCACAAATTTCGAGCAAAGCCCGCTCTGTTGTTTTTTGGACCGAAAAGGGCGCGGCCCGTATGTCGAAGATTGTTGATACTGACGAAGCATGGGCCTTTTTCGAACGCCTTGAGGATGCTTACTTCCGTCCAACTCCATCAATGGGTATCCCGCTGACCTATGAAGCAGCTCTGGAAGACCTCCTGACAAAAGTGAAAGAGAACCGCATTATTGCTGAACAGCGCGATCGTGCAGTTAAAGAGAAGCGCTGGATCTCTGAGAAACGCGAAGTAACCGCGATGGCAACAGCTTCCGCTGCTGTTCGTGCCAAAAACAAACTGGCGGAACGCATCGGGGAAGGAAAAAACTATGCCGCCATTATCCCGGTAGAGAAGAAGCTCGGACAGAAATTCAAATGGCAGCCACTGCGCAAGTGGTGCCGTGATAATGACGCTGAGCCACACGAGGTTGAAGACCCGCGCTTTGGTACTGTGAAATCCTGGCCTCGCGCTGCATGGATTGCCGTATATGGCGTAGACCTTCGCAAACTTTTCTAACTACAAATTTCCGTAGTGACAATCAAACCCGCTTAACTGCGGGTTTTGTCGTTACGCAAATCCCTGCTAGGATTAGTCCGATTCTATACTGATGGGAATAGGGATATGAAAAGACTTATTTTAGCTTTAGTCATTGGAGCATCGTTTTCTGCAAACGCTGGTGTAGAGAAAGTCGGTTCGTGGATTACCAAGTCAGAGACAAATAAGATGACTGACCAGACTGACTTCGTGGCTCTTAATACATCGCCTGACACCTACAACAAAGCGGGTTCAACCCGTGAGACAACTCTCGTACTGCGTTGCAGCGACAATAAGACGGATGTCTATTTATCATTCAGCGACTATATGGGGTCAGATAGCCCAAGAATAACAATGCGACTTGATGACGGAAAACCAGTTAAGAAAACGTGGGGTGGCGGGGAAGGCGGTGATGCGGCATTTGCTCCGCAGCCAATACAATTTATAAAGGAATTGGCTAAACATAAAAAAGTAATATTTGGTTTTGAACCTTACGGAACCACGATGCAAGTAGTTGAATTTGACCTGTCAGAAATTGATAAAGTTTTGGAAAATTTATCACAGGCTTGTAAGTGGAAATAAAAACACCATCTTAATAAAAACCCAGCACTCGCTGGGTTTTTTATTGCCCGGAGAAATTGGTATGACCCAGAACGTCGGTGATATTGAATACGTTATCAAAGCTGATACATCTCAGTTGCTGCGTGCTGATAAAGAAGTTAATGATGCAACAAGCGGCATGGAATCCGGGTTCAAGCTGACCTGCCCCCACGATTAGATACAACACTCAGTTAGTAACGTCGGAATCTTCAT